AAATAAAAATAATTCTAGAAAAACGAAAATATAATATTATTAATGATTTAAAATAATTTTTGGAAAAATGGAAAAAAAAAATAAAAAAAAAACAACGTAAATGATCTATAAAATCCTTAAGTTACCGGCATTGTACGACTTGCTTGTTTTTGGTTGGTCTTACTAGTTATAAATAAAATTATATGAATACTCATAGATAGATTTGCAAATTGGTAGTAGTTTTATGTTTAAATTTTTGGAAATAAAGAAATGATGCCATTATGTGATTTATTTATTTTTTTTTTATTTTTTTTTTAATTCAATATTTTCTGATAATATTGAATTTTTTCTAAATAATTATGATCATTTTTTTCTAATAATCATTTCATAATTTCCAAATATTCATTATCAGCCGCATCTGCAAATACAAATGGACTAGATGGGAAATTGTTATCGTAAAGCCATTCCATTATTTCTAAATTACCACTTCTAGCTGTGAGAATAAACACGGTATAATCAGAAGGGAATTTTTTTCGAGTAATTATTTCATAATGTCTAAATTTCCATTTGCGACTGCAAATTGAAATGTTTGTTCATCATATGGGAATTTTTTTTCCAACATCCATTTTATAATTTCTAATCTTTCTTGTAGAGCCGCGCATGCAATTGCACTACTATTATATGGAAACTTATTTTCATAAAACCATTTAATTACTTCTAAATTTGCATATTTTGCTTCGGATTCAAATATAAGATTGTCAAATGGGAAATTATTTTTAGTAACCTGCTGTCTTCGCAATTCGCTTCGCGAAACACAACTTTGTGGTGTATTAATTTCGTCAATTTTTTGATAAATATCATTAATTATAAAATATTTTCAATATTATTGGCGAAGAAATATACAACGAAGTTGTGTTTCGCGAAGCGAATCCGGAAGAGCCGGGCTAACCACTTCATAATTTCTAAATTCACATTCTTAGTGCATTTTCAAATACATATTTATTTAAATGGAAATTTTTTTTGAGTAACCATTTCATATTTTTAAATTTACCATATTCTGCGCTATCTATAAATACATTATATTTTATTATATTTTTTATTCTAAGCATTAGTTTATCATGATATTTTATTATTTCTTTCGTATTTACGTTTTTTAATTCTCCGTCTAAAAAATTGTTGTGACTATTTGTCAAATATTTTCTTATTATTTTTGATAAATCAGCTATTATTTTGAGTTTTGTAAATATATTTTCATCATTCATTTTGAATGTTTATCTAATTTTTTTAAGTCTCTCGAAGTCTTTAAATTTCATTTTTCATCATTATTTTTGACAAATTACGAATTATTTTTATTATATTTTTTTAGAATTTGTTTAGAAAAATAAATACGTAGTTTCATAATTAAATAAAAATTAAAATATATCCTATAATGTTTTCACAATTTATCATTTATTTAAACTATTTGAGTAATATTTAATGGTTCGAGTAATTTATATCTTCTTGGATATTTTTATAATACTAAGAAATAATTTTATAGGGTTATATCTTATATTATTTTATAAAATAAAAATTTTGCAAAAAAAAATCAAAGTTCAATTAATTCAAATTTAGTATAATGAATTATTATTAATTTATTTTTCTGATATATTTTCAGAAATTTTCAGTAATTTTGATACATAATATGATAATAATAACGTTAATATAATATTTCTATCTATGTATATTAATTAATGTTTTTTGATTATTATGTTTCAAAATACTGCCAATAATTTTTGAAGATATGTCATAAAATAAAATTTATTTTAATACTCATTAATTAAATCGTTGATATAAGCATTTCACATATTTCGTTCTTAAATTACCTTTGTTTTTTGTATATTTATAAATTAAGCTATATACAATTTTACATGAAGATCAAAATAGATGAAAAAAATTTTTGTAAATAACTAGTAATAATTAATAAAATAAATTTGGATTTTATTATAATACATTTTATCTTAAAAATATATATAACATGCCAATGAATAATAATATTACATATACAATAGCTAGATCACTAAAATTGTCTTTGTAACGTTCATTCTCATATTTATAATTAGTAATGTCTTCATTTAGTTTATTGCTTACTTCAACTAAACGTGAATTTTCTACTTTTATATTTTTCAGACTAATTTCATAATTTAATTCGAGATTTTTTAATTCATAATCTTTAATCATTTTAATTATTTCAATAGAATTTTTTTCGAAAATATTAACTACATCAATTGGTCTCTCATTATTCTTATTTTTAATATTTATATCAACATCATAATTTCTCAAAATATAATCTAAAAGATTTATATTATTATTTCTACATACAATATGTAAAATTGTATCTTCTGAGTCAAAATATTCTGTGAACGAACATGTTGATGTTGTTGCTGGATTTTTCAACATATATTCAATAACATCACAAGTATTAACTTCTAAATTATGATCACTTTTAGAGTCTTTTTCAATTGGAAAAGGGTCATCTGGCTCCTCGAATGTTGAAAAAGCCAAATATGTGGTATTATTGTCTTCCATTTTTTTAATATGTCTATATCGTGTATCTAATAATTTACATAAAATAATAAATAATTTTTTATCAACCAAATTTTTTTTATTACGTAAAATATCGACATCATTTGTATACTTATTATACAAAGTATTTACAGATATCCAAACATTTGCTTTTTCAGTTAATAATTGAAATATTGATTGTTCAATATCGGAATTTTTATCTTCATTCATGATGTATAACTTGTGATTTATCGTAAATTATTAATAATCTTAAAAAAATAATTTCAATTTTTTTTTTCGAGTTAATTACCACTAATAAATAATATTATTTACAATAATATTATATATATGACAACAAAGAAAAAGGCAAAAAAGTGTACAAATGATTATGAAGATATTAATTTTCTAGTTGGTAGTAATTATGATAATATTGAAAATGAGGAAAATTTATCTTATAATGATGCTTTATTTAATAAAAAATATTATGAATCTAAAAAATCAAAAAAAAAATCTAAAAAATGCAATTGTCGTAAATGTTTAGGACGTTATAAACCCGTTAAAAAAAAATGTGATTGTGATCATGAGAACCTGAGATGTGATGTTTGTGACAAAAACATATATTACAAATATTGTAATAAACATAAGAAAAAAAAGACTAAATGCGATTTTTCCGATCTTAAACCAATACCTATTATATATATTAATAATAATGATAATGCAATTAATTCTCAAATTAATGTGGATCCCGAAGCTACGTTTATAAATAATGTACAAATTACTGAATTTGATTACCAATTTAATTTTGAAAAAATCACATATCAATTAAATGGAGTTAATAATTTGGTAATTATTGACCTAGCTATTTATAATGTTTTAATAGAAGTTGTAACATCAATAACGGATGTTTATGTTAATTTTGTATTAAGTAATCGTGTAAATTTGGATAATTCAATAATATTTAGGAATTTTATTGATTCCGAAATTGATCAATCACTCTTACCTGCATTTACTTCTTTTAATGGGGTGACACCAGAAATAATAACAACTGATTTATTTATGTTTGATGAAACAAATAATATAATTTTTACAATGACAAATGGAGTAAATAATGAAAATAACAAAAAATTCGTTTCAATGTTAACTCCACAAAGAGTCATATTTATAACAACTGGTGAAAATATTAACTCTTTTAAGATAAAAATATCAGATCAAGAAAAGATAACATTTTATTATAATATTATTTATTTAAATTTATATCATAGTAATAACATTCTAGGATTATATGAAGTATCTGACGGAGTAATTGCTGAAACACCTATTTTAGCAATGACAAGTATATAAAAAAATTGAAAAAAAAACTAACTATCAAATATATATTTATGAATTTGCTAAACTTGTCTCGATGAATAAATTTTTTAATAATTACAAGATCGATATAAAATCATTTGATAATTCGACTGATAAAATTAAAAATATTTTATCATCATACCAAAATCATATTGCTAAAAATAATAATATATCTAAACCTCAAAATTCAAAAAAATTATTGTCATCAAAAAATAATGACAATAAGAATATAAATAATGACGAAAAAATAGCCGAATTATTAATGTCATTGGATAATAATGATAGTACAGATGATGAACTAATTGAGGGTCTATTAATGTCATTTGAATCCAATAAAGATCAAAAATCGAATAATAATAGAGAATTAACTAAGACGAAAAATAAAGATGGTGATCATGATACCGATAATAAAGAATTATCTAAAACAATATTAATGTCCTTAGAAAATACAAATGAACACAACATTGAAAATGACGATAACATGGAAATTGATGATGGAGAATTATCAAAAGCCATAGCGATGTCTCTAGAAAATAATGACGATAATGATGATCAAGTTGATGATGAAGAATTGGCTAAAGCAATAATGATGTCACAAGAAAATAAAAATGGATTATTTATATCTGAATTATGGAAATTGGCTCATGAAGATATTGGACCACTAATTCATAGTAGATGTAAAGCTGTAGTTAAAGTAAATATAGGTGATAATGAAATTGAATGTCTTATAGATACCGGTGCCCAAATGAATGTAATAACAACTAATTTAATAGATAAATTAAAATTACAATCATATGTTGATTCTAGATATAAAGGGGATGTTTTGGGTGTTGGACAAGCAAAAATAGTTGGAATTATTCCTTACATCGAAATTAAAGTTAAGGATATTAATATACCTCTTGATTTTACGGTGATTGAGAGCACTTTTGGTGGTAATTCGCAATGTATTATAGGATTACCATCTATTATTCATTACCAAATGGAATTAGATTTTGGGAAGAGTAAAATAAAAATCAAAAATATTGAGATTCCAATGCAACTTAAAGAAAATAAATAGGTTTGAAAAAAAATTGTATTTTATTTATTAGTTTTATTTTATAAATTATTATAAAACAAAAAATCAAAAAAAATTAATGCACATATCCCTCAGCAAATGCTGCTTCGGTAAACTTATCAAAGAAATATTTTTGACTATAAGTTTTGTCGAGTAAATTTGAGGTTTCAACTGATTCATGAATTTCTGTGTCAATTAAATCATTTTTTAAACCTTCAACTAACTCTTTATTATTGTTCGAATTTGTACTATTTTCGACAGAGTCGTTAACTTCAGTCCAATTGAAATCATGATAATCATCTTCTAAAATTTGTCCGAGATCAGAATATGTAATCCAATACGTAGTGAATATCTTGTCTTCAGAAACTTTTATTGCAACAAAATAATTTTTTTTACCATATGATAAATTTTGACACATACCCAAGATTCGATTTCTTATAATATATTCGGTTGCATCTTTATAGTCAGATGAATATTTATATTCAGCAATATACAATTTGAATTTATTATTTTTAACTTCGTTAATGAATTTTTCATAATCTTTTGACATGAAATATTTTTTGCATGTTTCAAGGGCTGAAAAAGCTGATGATGTAGTGTTACAATTCATAATATTTATACTATAATTAAATATTTAAATATGTGAATATCTAAAAAAATATTTTACTAAATTTTTCTTAAAATAAATAGAATTAATA